CAACTTTTCTTACTGATGATCATACTGATTCAGTTGCTACGTTTACTGTAAATAGTACAAGTGGTTTTGCTTCTAGCGGTACGTTACATATCGGTTCAGAACAAATATCATATTCGGGCAAATCTGCCACAACCTTTACAGGAGTTAGCAGAGCGCAAGGAGGAACATCAGCAGCAGAGCATCTTAATAAGGCTATTATTTCTACCGGCTGGACTAAGATTGATGAAGCAAGAACTTCAGCAAATGAGTATACTTTTACCAGATACAATTTTAGCGGTACAGATATGATGGCTATTGCTGATGGACAAAACTACGCAGCATCTTATGACGGAACTACGTATACGCTACTAAATGGGTCTATTGGCTCTGGATCAGGAACAGCACCAACATCTATTGAATCTATCTTTGCATTTAGAAATCATATGTTCTTCGCTAAATCCTCTTCAGAAGAGCTTGTATTTTCTGCTCCGTTTGCTGAAAATGATTTTACTCCTGCGAATGGTGCAGGAAGTATACGAGTAAATGATAAAATAGTCGGTCTTATGGAAGTATACGAGTAAATGATAAGATAGTCGGTCTTATGGTTTTTCGTGAAAGATTGATTGTTTTTTGTAAAAACAGTATTTACGTTTTATCTGGAAATAGTATAGCAGATTTTGTAATAGAGCCTATTACAAGAGATATCGGGTGTTTGGATAAGTTCTCTATTCAGGAAATAGGCGGCGATCTTATTTATCTTGCTCCTGATGGATTAAGAACCATTGCTGGTACTGAAAAAATTGATGATATTGAATTAGGAACCGTAAGTAAACCGATACAGGAACGTATTGATGATATAGGTTTTGATAATCTTACTTCAGTTGTTGTGCGTGAAAAGTCGCAATACAGGCTATTTTATCCTGAAACAACCGGTACTGAAAAGCATCAATTAGGTATTTTAGGAACTATAAAACAAAGCAATGAAGGACAAATCGGTTTTCAGTGGGCGGATATTGTAGGGGTTAAGCCAAGTTCTGCTGATTCAGAGTATATAGGACAGATTGAAGTTGTGCTTCACGGCGCATATGATGGTTTTGTATACCAACAGGAAAACGGAAATACTTTTGCTGGAACTAATATGGAAGCTATTTATCGTTCATCTGATCTTATTATGGGAGATGCCGGAATAAGAAAAAGTATGCAACGAGTTATTGCAAACTATAGAAGTGAAGGCACGGTGAATGCAAGATTACTTTTAAGGTACGATTATGATTCGTCGGATACTCCGCAACCAGAAGCGTACACAATTAGTGAAGGAGCAGCTACTGCTATTTATGGGCATCGAAGAAGTACTTACGGTACGGCTGCTTATGGTGAAGGCGGCAATCCATTAGTACGACAATCTGTAGAGGGAAGCGGTTTTGCTATTGCAATTAAAGTTAATGAAGATGCTGGATCATACCCATTCGTATTAAACGGATTTCAACTAGAGTTTACTGCCGGTGGCAGACATTAGAAAGAGAGAATAATGGGCGCAACATATACACGACAATCTGAAAGTGCTATTGCTTCAGGCGAAGTTATTCAAGCTTCTCATTCGGAAGATGAATTTGATCAATTAGTATTAGCCTTTAATTCTTCTACTGGACATTCGCATGATGGCACTGCCAATGAAGGTGGTGATGTAACAAAACTATTAGGTACTGCAATTACCATTGGTGATGGAACTGCCGGTACTGATATCGCTGTTACGTTTGATGGCGAAAGTAATGATGGCGTCTTAACGTGGATGGAAGATGAAGATTACTTTAAATTCAGTGACGATGTAATGCTCATTGATAACGAAACGCTAATCTTAGGTTCTGATTCCGATATCACCATAAAGTATGATGAAGCAACCAATGACGCATTAGAGATTGCTGCAAATGTAGAAGGTGCACCATTAACTATCGTTCTTAAAGCAGATCAGGGTGATGATGCTGGGGATGAGTGGGAAATTAATGTAGCGGATGGCGGTGTTATCACATTCGGTAATGATCTAAATAGTGCCGGTACATACGTTACGCATCTGACAATGACACCTCACGCTACGGTAGGAAGCTCAACAGTAGCCTTTGCTGGTAATGTCACTGTTGCAACTGATCTTACTGTTACTGGTGATCTTACGGTTACTGGTGATGATATTACAATGAATACGAATACTTCTGGTTATCTTCTAGTTGCAGATGGGACTAACTTTAATCCTGTAGCATTATCAGGAGATATAACAACAGTAAGTGCAGGAGGGGCGTTAACTATAGCGAATAATGCTGTATCGTTGGCGAAGATGGCTGGACTAGCACGAGGCAAGCTTATCTATGGTGATGCTTCAGGCGATCCTGCTGCACTGGCTGTAGGCTCTGCTAACACAGTGCTACAATCAGACGGTACAGACGCCTCATGGGCGACGGTTACTAATGCTATGCTTGCCGGATCAATTGCTGACAGTAAGCTATCTACAATCAGTACAGCGGATAAAGTTAGTGGCGCTGCTATTCAGGTAGATGGTGCTACAGACGGTACTAGTATCACTGTTGCTTCAACAGATAAGTTTTTAATAGATGATGGAGGAACGACTAAATATATCAATGCAAGCCAGCTTGATTCATATATTACTGTTTCAGATGTTCTTGCTAGTGAGCTTGGTGTAGGAGATGCTGCTTCTTCATTTACAACTACTTCTGGTGCTGTAACTATTGATTCTCAAGCCGGTACAACTACTGTTGATGGACATACAGGAGTAACAATACAATCAACTGATAGCGGAAACATTCTACTGGATTCGGTTGCTGATATTGTATTGGATGCAGGTGGTGCAGACATTACTTTTAAAGACGATGGAACTGTCTTTGGTGCTATCTCTAATTCAGGTGGTGAAGTAGTTTTAAAATCAAGTTCTTCTACTACAACCGCTATAACAATGAGTGGTGCAGATGTAGCAGTAGCAGGATCACTTACTGTTGCTGGAGCAGCATTAGTGGATGTTGGTTTAGTGGTTGCTTTAGGATAAAAAAGGAAAGGTTAATATGGCTAATACATTTAAAGTTATAACTAAGGCAGGAGTAACATCAGCAGACGTAATTTATACTGTTGCAGGTAGTACTACTACGATTGTACTGGGGCTAATGGTAGGTAATACGACTGCTGGTGCTATTACGTCCTCCGTTACTCTTGGAACAGATACTGCTGGTAGAGCAGGAAATAATGATGAAGCTAATCAGGCGGTGGAGCTTATCACTTCTGCTGCTATTCCTGCTAATAGTTCATTGGAACTTATGGCAGGTAATAAGATAGTTATGGAGACTACAGATACACTCTCTGTTACAGGAAGCGGTGCAGTAGATATTGCATTATCAATTATGGAGATGACATAACATGCCATATTTAGGAGTTAAACCTGCTGATGAATTTACCAGCAAGGATTTAAATGGTGAAGAATTAATTCTGGATGCTGATGCAGATACAACTATAACTGCTGATACGGATGATACAATTGATATCAAGATTGCTGGTGCTGATGATTTTCAGTTTACTGCTAATACGATGAGCGTGTTGTCAGGAAGCACTTTGAACATCGACAGTGGTGCTACTATTGCTAATAGCGGTACTGCGACGGGCTTTGCCGACTTGAGTTTCGGTGGCGACACATTCGGTGCGAACAAGGTTATAGGCTCGAACGACACCTACAGCCTATCGCTGGAAACCGATGGCAATACCGCTATGACTATTAGCACGGCTGGCGAAATTACTAAGCCATTACAGCCGCATGTGCAAGTTAAGCCATCGACACACCAACTAAACTTTACCACCAACACCGATGTCACAATCGTCTGGGACACGGAGATATTTGACATTGGATCGAATTTTGCGTCGAACACATTTACGGCTCCTGTGACCGGTAAATATTTGATCAATTACTTTGTCCGATTAGAGAATGTCGATACCGCCAGTGACTATTATTATTTGGGGATAATGACCTCGAATCGAAACCACTATACAAGCATTTTTGATCCCGGCGGATTTGGCACTGACCCAGCTTATTGGGCTGTGCAGCAGACTTACGTAGCCGATATGGATGCTAGCGACACCTTATATATGATCGTACGACAAGGTTCGGGGACAGCTCAAACCGATGTGGAATCGGGGTCGTTTCTGAATATCACCCTGCTTGTTTGAAGAAAGGAAAATAAAATTATGGCGTTAACAGTTACAGTAAACATCAGCGATCTTGACGAGAAAATTCTTCTCAATGATCTCTTGACGAGAAAATTCTTCTCAATGATCTCTTGGATATCGATGATTGGGTTCAGCAAGCTGTTGTTGGAAAGATCAACAATTGCAAGAAACGTGCAGCGAATAGTGCCGCCGCTCTTCTTAAAGCAGACCCATCAATCGAGTCCATGCCAGCAACAGATGATGGTTTAATTGCGGCACTGTTCGATAGAGACGATTACAAAAATCGTGCAGAGCGAGATGCTGAAGAAGCACCGGCTTAGTATAATACAAAAGAGGAATAATACATGCCATATATAGGTAGAGCACCTACTGCATCTATAACTAAACTTGAAGACGCAGATCAGGACACAAAGATACAAGTAGAAGAAAGTTCCGATGAGGATATTATACGCTTTGATATAGCAGGTGCTGAAGACTTCACGATGACCGCTAATACGCTCAACGTGCTATCTGGATCAACGCTAAATATTGCTGGTGGCGCTACAATATCAAATTCTGGTACTGCAACCGGTCTTGCTGATGATATGGAAGCTGCCTACGCTGGCGTATTAGAAGCCAATGC